GTGGCGGTTTAGCCGAAGCTAATGCAATCGGAAACATGGGTAAGGCAATGAGTGGTTTCTTCGGTACGATAGCCGAGGTCGATTCAAACCTAACGCAAGTTGAACGTGCAGAAGAACTTCGTGTTGCTAACGAAGCACAAGTTGAGCGTAAGCAAATTAGGCGTGAACAAGATGCTGAACTTGCATATCAAAAGCGTGTACAAGATGCTGAAGAGAAAGCCAAGATAGCTGGTTGGGAAAAGAAATCACAAGATAGACTTGATGCACTTCGTAAAGAACGTGAAGCCAACAATACAGCGGGTCTAAAAGAGCGAGAAGCCAAAGTCCAGCAGCAGAAAGATAGTCTAGCCGCTGCTGTGTACATAGGCACTAGAAACAGCACCGTTTCTGAGTTAACAGTGGGACTTGAGAAGACCGTCATAGATGCCCACGATGTAATGGGTAATGTTAGCTTTGCTACAAAAGCAGAAGATTACTTCACAGCAAACTTTACTGAAACAGGTGACCCGGTTCTTGATGCAGAAATTAGAAACTCATATGAGGCCAAAGTATTCCCATACATATCTAAGTTTGCCGAAAAGCGTGAGGTTGCCGTAAGAGAATATGCATCTAATCAACTATCGGGTGAGATCAACAGTCGTGATGATATGCACTTTGGTAAGAACTTTGCCGAAGACTTTAGTCGATACAAAGCTATCCATCCAAATATGGGTGACAACAAAGTATCTGCAAACATAATCAACATGTATAAAAATGCTGCTAATAATACTGGCAACATAAAAGAGTTCAGTCGTTTTATTAATGGTTCTGCTGTCATTAAGGTGGGCGATGTCTTTAAGACGTTTGCGGATCAATTCCCTGATGCGGCTTCGGAGATTCTATCTAAAGGTTGGGCTGAACATCAGTCTAAACAAACCCAAGAATCTTCAGCATTGTCTGCAAGTAATATCGCTCAAACTAATGCGATAGAATTTGGCCCCAACAATGAAGAAGAACTCGCGGCCGCTATGATGCAAGCTGTTGATTTTAATAATTTGCACGGTGATGAAGTTAATTACAAACTTCAAGTTAAAGCAATAGATGCTATGACTAAGAAGTTGGGTGACCTAAAAGCTTCTAAAAACCGTTGGGACGCTGTGAACTCAGGTCAACCTACGACACTGAAACCTGAGACTTACAACGCTGAACAGCTAACAAGGTTACTCGCAAACCCAGCGACTGACTTTACTAACGCTGATCTGACGGACGAAGAGTTTGCACAGGTATCTACTAATGTAACTGCATTGCTATTTAACAATGAATCTCAGATGGGTGATATATCTCCAAGAGTTAAGTCAGCAATAAGCAGTATGCTAACTTCACTTGATCCTTTAATGAATCAACGAGGCTATGCTTTACTACAGAAGTTGGATCAAACAGATAGCTCAATGTCTAGTAAAATCCTAGGCGCTAACTCAGACGCATCTGCGCTATATTCCTATGCTGCTAAGAATGGTGTAACGCTAGGCTATGTTACCCAAGACCTAGAATTACAAGCTCTGCTGAAAGATCCACAAGTAATGAAGGATACTCAAGCAGCAACTCAGGCGTTATATGAGACTACAAGCCCCGTAGCTACATTCACTAAGATAATGAACCCATCCTATACTGCGTTTGGTGGAACACTACTACACAGTCCAAGTATTCGTAAATTGGGTGAGGCTTTGGAGGTGGATACTGATGATCTATTTGTCGATCCTAATGGTGCTGTAGCGAAGAAGTTTATGGATCTTCATACTGCGTTTACCATTGCTGCTCAAAGTAGTGGAGGTGCGGGTGACCCAGATCAGATCATTACAGATGTGTGGAATCACATGCTTCCAACCCTAGGTCGCGTTAGGAAATCTAATGACCGTGTAGGGGTAGTACTAAAGGCAGATCAGGTTCCTTTGCCAGAGGTTGGTACTGTGGATGAAAATGGGAATGTTAATACTCAGGTTCATGATGTTGCAAGTATGCCTAACCCTTATGATACTTCTAGAAGCTTTAGCCCTAGCGGGAATCTTGATAACTCCATTGATGCTGTATCTAAGATGGATATGTTTGGTGGTGCTGGTGTTGGTTTTCGTCAGAATGATGATGGTACAGGAACAGTAACCTTGACCTCTTCTCACGAAGTAACAGGTCAGCAACAGGATGTAATATTAGAATCTGGTATGACTTATGACTTCGGTCAAGCAGGGGAGCAGCCGGGAGTATATGACTATCTTACTAACATCGCTGCTGCACTTGAGGATCGTGGAAGTTCTAGTATTCCTGTTGAAATAACAGGTGATCCCGTAGTTGACGAAGCAACGCTAAAGGCTATTGAAGATAAACTCCCTGAGTCTGTTCATCTAGTTCCTATCTACGATGCTGGCACTACTGCTGCTGATATAGCCGAAGGGGCGCAAGCTACTGGCTACAAAATCAGAGCGTATGCTCACATGAGTAAAAATGATATTGACTTGGATAATCTTTATACCGCTGAAGAAATACAGGAAATGTCATTAGGTGGTCACGTTAAGCCAAGGGCTATGCGTAGTTACGACTACCCGGCATTTGAGAAGAAAGGTAACAAAGATCATAACTTAAAAATAGATCAGGCTATTACAAAGGATAGGCTTCCGTTTATGACATCTACGTCACAGAGTGATGCAGATCAAAACGCTATGTTGCAAGAAGGTGTAATGAATCAACTAGCTGCTAATGACAAAGTTAGTCCAACAGTAGGATTAACTAGCATTAATAAACCATTAAAAGCTGGCTTTGATTTAGATATATCTGGTGATGCAATAACCGATGCTGCTGAAGACGTATCTTGGTTTATTCAAGACACATATACAAAGGTAAAAGAACACATGAGTCCAGAAGAAAGTCCCCAATACACCGATCAAAGGTTTGAAATGATTGCCGAGGCAGAAGCTTGGAGGTCAGGAGCATACTGGGATGGTGTCAAGAGCGCACCGAATGGTAAGGGTTACCGAACTGTTGGGTATGGTTACAACATGGATTCTGTAGGTCATAAAGACTTATTCATGAAGACACTACAAGTCGGTGAGAAATACTTTGATGCTGTTCACAAAGGCACGGCTGAAATTACTGAGGCCCAAGGCCGTAAGTTGTTTGATGCTGCTGTAGGTGAAGCTGAATCTGTTATCGATAACCGCCTTAATGGTGTGGATCTTAACCATCAACAACGACTAGCACTGGTATCTATGGCTTACAACTCGCCAAAGCTAATCGGTGAAAACTTAGTAGGTCATTTAAAGGGTGGTCGTATAAATAAGGCTGTGGAGGAAATACTCTACAAGTCTAACGGATCACGGATGCTTGGCCTTTACAACAGACGCTACGAAGAAGCCCTAACATTTGTTGGTGCTAACCGAGAGCATGGTATGCCTTCTTATCTAGCCTATATGGCTACGGTGTTACCAGAGAAGTATGCGGCTAAGTATGCAGCCTCTCAGGAAGCACAAGGTAAGGACAAAGCTAAAGTTTAATATAGGTAATATTTATGGACTTAATTCGTTCAAGAACAACGGCAGCGGAAGATACGTTTACTCGTATCCAAGCTGTCGATAGGGAAGTGGCTTCGTTTAAGCCACAAGGAAATGTACGGTCTATAGATGAAGAGGAAGCACCGGGTATTCTCGAAACAGCACTGTCATTCTATAAGCAAGAAACCTTAATTGGTTCTGCTTATATGGCATCTGGTGAGACTATTCATGGCCCTCAAGATCCTAACTTTAATGTGTTCCGTCATTACATCGAAAACAAAGATGACCTCGTAGATATGGAGTCATCAATTAAACAAGGTATGTTTGATAACGTAGACAACGAACTTCACTTTGACCAGCGTCTTGAAAGACTCCGTTCTGAGAGAAAGAACCGTGACAACATGGCTAACGGCAATGGTTACGGAATAATGCTTGGCATGGGATTCTCCCTGTTAGATGTTATGACCCTTGTTCCTATTTTGGGTACAGCTAAGAAGGGTAAAATGTTAGCTAGTGCTGCTGATTATGCAGCCAAGTCGGGCGCAATAGTTGCGGGTCAAGAAGTCGCTTTGCACCAGATGCAAGACTACAGAACAATGGATGAATCCTTGATAAACGTCTTAGCCAGTGCCGCTCTTATGAGTGCTGTTGGTGGTTTTAAAGGCATGAAGCCAATGACCCCTGCGGTCAGGAATCAACCAGAAGTTACTGCCCCAGAATCTGCTCCAGGATTCCAAGCGGCTGATCCAAACTTCATGGGGCCACTACCCTTAAAGGCTAACGATCCAGAGTTCTCTGGTGCTGATGAATTTGCTGGCCCAATGAACGACTCTGCTGGTGCTGCTAGGGTTTCCGATGGCACTCAGTCAGTCATGGACGGTAATAGAGGTGTCGTAGCTAATGTCCTAAACAAGGCTGTTGGCTGGATTGATCAGACTACTCCTATTGGTCGTTCATTTAACTGGTCAGTTCAAGAGGCTCGTAGTATCACTCAAAAGCTTATGGACACAGGTGGTCGAGTAAGCAAGGGCGCGGCTGAAGGTAAAGCTGAGATCAGTGCTGAGTCGGTTAAGAATGCTTTAAAGACTGAGTACGATACTCTTCTTCTACAGTCCGAGAACATTGTTACTAACCTAAACATGGCGATGACAGGGAAGGGCCGTATAGCCCAACAACTAAAAGCTGATGCGACCCGGTTAGTTAACTGGTCACAGAGTGCTACGGGTCAAGCCGAAACCTTTGAGATGGGATTACTGAAGCCTAGTGAGTTTAACGAAGTAGTTGTTAAATCTCTTCATGGTTATATGGATGCTGATGATCTAGCCAAGCTTGAAACCAAGTGGGGGCCAGAGAACGCAAAGCTAATCAAGAGTGCTGCTGATGAATATACCCAATCTATTCATGCCAGTAACCGTCACTTAGAAGACATGATGGTTGAGAACGGCCTGATTACCGACAAGATGCGTATGGGTGATGACTATAAAATGGCTCAGTTGTGGGACAGTAGGAACATAAGAGAAGACTCTTTTAAAGCTAAAGACTTCTTTATTAAGATCTTGCAAGAATCGCCTACAGAAGAGTTTATCGAAGAGTATGGTTTAAGCCTAGATGACTTCGCTAAGTTTGGTCTTGAGGACGTTAAGATAAAAGATATCTTTAACGACAGCGTAGACCGGGTAATCACAAAAGAAGAAGGTCAACGATTTAAGGGAGAGATCCTAGAAGAGTGGGCTGGCAATAACTACGAGATGAAACTAGCAGAGATAGATGAAGCAGCGAAGGTTGCCCACATGGAAGAAATAGATGCTCGTAAGGGTATGGTTGAAGCTGCCGCAATGATTCGTATGAACACTACTAAGATTAAAAACCTAAGTATTAAAGTTGCTAAAGATATCGTCCGTAAAACCTATGAGAATCTAGACCTAACCAGAGCCACTAGAGTTCGTGTAAAGAATGAAATGGTTGAGGCACAGGCTGAACTCAGAGTTAAGCTTGAGAAAGAATACGCCCAACAGTTAGCTGTTGTGGAACGTGGCCCAACTCAAAAAGCAATCAATGCTGCTAACAGCGCATACCGTAAGTTACAAAAGGAATCTAAAAGAAGTGGTGCATTAGAGCCTGATCCCAAAGTTTGGAGAGAAGCAGAAGATGCTATTACGCAAGCTGAGATAAACCATGTTGTAGCTATTGATGATATGTGGAGAAGCATAAAGGTCAATACGCCAGCAATGGCAAAGTACAAACAGATTGCTTTAGAAGCCAGAAAGAAAATACGGGATGCTGAATCTAAGATAGCTAAGAAGCAAACTAAGGTTACGGATTTGGAAGTTGCTGTATCCAAAACCCAAGCGGCTATCAAAGGCACAAGAGATCTTAACAAGGAATCCCGTGCAGCTTATAAAGAGATGAAGAGTTACTGGCGACAAACGGCTAAGTCAAAGAAGAAGACTGCCCGTATGCAGCGTAGGTCTGGTTCTCTTAAAAGTATGAATGACACGGTGGAAGATCTAGTTAATAACCTACAGCAAAACCAGAAGTCTCCACAGGGTGTTCTCACTGAATCAATGTTTCAAGGTGGTCGTAGTAAAAGCCGAAGTATTCGGATGACTCCCGAACAAACTAGAGAGGCTCATGAGTTAGGAATCCTAAAGGGTGACCTACATGTGGTTCTTGATAAACAGTGGGAAGAAGTATCTGCCCGACTAGCTATTAAGAAAGTGTTCGGTAAGGACGCGGCTTTAGATATGAGTGACCAGAAGGCTAAGATAAGCGATAGCTATGACTCAAAGATAGCTGAACTTAGGGGTAAGAACAAAAAGTCCTCACACCTAGCTTCCGAAAAGGTAGCTGTATTATCAGACATTGATGGTTTACTTGATCGACTTTATGGTCGTGCAGGAATGCCTGATGATCCTGACAGTGCATTGTTCTGGGCTGCGGGTAAGGCCCGTGAATATAACTTCACACGCTTTGGCCCTGAGTTCATTATCACTTCCTTTACTGATGCCGCTAACATGGTGTTGACTAATGGTTTCGGTGTGTACGCTGGTAAGTACTTTAGGGCTTCATCTGACATCTTAAAGAACTCTCCTGATGATGTGATCCATAAGATAGCTGTTGCTTCTGAAAGATTGCTTCACCAAGCGCGTCACTTAAAGCTGGCTGGTGCTGATAACTTTAATCAAGGGATTGGTATTGGAGCGACAGGTTCCACCAAGCAAGTTGTTACAGCTAACATAGATCGTTTGACCGCTGGTCTTAACGAGAAGGTTAACGTCATGTCTGGACTAGCTGCTTGGAACATGAAGCAAAAAGCTATGACCATGATCTTCCAGCAGGACAAGTTAATTGATCTGGTTAATAACCCTAGTCTGCTAGATGACCTCACTAGAGCAAAGCTGGCTACTATAGGTATTGGCCCTGATCAGTTAGCCCAGTTCAAGAAGCTAGGAAAAGAGTTTGGCATATCTAATGATCGTGGTGTTAAAAGCTTTGACGCACAGAAATGGCAGACCCGTAACGAAGTAGAGTATGTTGCCGCCCGTAAGGAATACGATCAAGGCAAGAGGCTACTTAGCGAGGGTAAGATCGAAGACAAAGACCTAGACTTCCTGCGTGATGCTATGGAGTCTGAATATAAGCTGTATGCGGAAGGCCGTGAGGCTTACACATCGTTTGTAGGGTCTATGCGACAAGCTGCTGACCGGGGAATTATGACACCCGGTATTGGTGACACACCTCTGCTAATGGATGGTGCTATCGCTAAGATGATGATGCAGTTCCAAACCTATGGATTCGTTATCATGAACAAGATGATTGCCCCTGCGGCTCAGAGGATGCACCACTATAAGGATGCAGATGCTGTGGCTTCTATGGCAATGGCCTTGGCTTTAGGCGGTCTTGTAGTAATCACTAAGGATATGATCCGTAATGGTGAGATACAAGAGCGTTCCAATGGTCAATGGGTTCGTGATGTTCTTGATCGGTCAGGTGCATTAGCTTGGCTGTCTCCGTATGCCGCTGCTATAGAAAAGACTACTGGTCTTGGTGCAGGAGGTTCGCGGTATCAGGCTAACAACACAATCGGACAAATTGCTGGCCCATCATTTGGATTAGCAACCGACTTAGGTACTGGCATCAACGCTATGCTAGACCCAGCGAGAACGGATGGTGCAGCCAAACTTCGTAGGCTTGCTCCATATCAGGCTCTGTTCAAAATAGCTGATCTAACCTCAGACGATTAAAACCTTTAAGCCCCTCAATAGAGGGGTTTCTTTTATAACTTAATAGGAGTCCCTATGGCTTACTCTTATGTGTCATATATAGCCAATACAGGTCAGACACAATTCACAATACCCTTTTCTTATCTGGACAAGGCTCACGTTAAGGTTAAGGTTAACGGAGTATTTGATACAACATTTAGTTGGTATTCCGACACTCAGATTCAATTATTAACTACATCAAACTTAGACTTGGTGTATATATTCAGAGAGTCTTCTCCCGATATTCGGTTGGTAGACTTTGTTATTCCCGGTCAGCTTACCGAGGAAGATTTAGATACAGCCTTTGATCAAGTACACAACTTAGCGCAAGAAGCTATTGACCAATCTAAATTGGGAATCTTTGAAGATGTAGCGACAGGTAAATTCTCAGCTAACAATAAGCTAATATCGGATGTGGCTTATCCTATATCAGATGGGGATGTCGTAACTAAATCATATGCTGATTCATTATTTCCTAACCAAGCTGCCGTTACCGCAGACATAACATCTAAACATACAGACGTTGTTATTAAACACACAGACGTTGTTAACATTCGTGACGATCTTTATTCCCTTACAACCAGCATGACTTCTCTTCCATATGGTGCAGAGGGTTCTGTATCGTACAACGCTAGTACAGGTCTACTTACTTTCTCTTTATCTGAAGGCCCTCAAGGCCCTATTGGAGCAACTGGCCCATCAGGCCCTGCTGGATCTCAAGGCCCTGTAGGTGTTCAAGGTGTCATAGGCCCCGAAGGCCCAATAGGCCCTCAAGGTGTCATAGGCAATACAGGCCCTGTAGGTGATCAAGGTGTCACTGGAATACAAGGTACGACAGGCCCAATAGGCCCAATAGGACTGCAAGGTATCCAAGGAGTAACTGGTAATACAGGAGCAGTGGGTGCTACAGGACAGACAGGAGCGCAAGGTGCTACTGGTGACGATGGCCCATTAGGCCCAACAGGTTCTCAAGGCCCAATAGGTTCAACAGGCCCTACTGGCCCGTTAGGCCCACAAGGTATTCAAGGTGACTTAGGTAACCAAGGCCCTGACGGTAACCAAGGTACTATAGGCCCAACAGGTTCTACAGGCCCAACAGGTTCTATGGGGCCGACTGCATTAGGTCTAGCCTTCGGTACTTTCTCAATGAGTCCCACAACAGGAATGCTATCCATCGAATACTACGGTGATGCGGCAGACCAAGACTTCTCAATTAATTCTAATGGTGAACTAGAGGTAACAATCTAATGCCAACTTTAAATATAGGTAAGGTACGCATTGCGTTTAAAGGCCAGTGGTCTTCTTCAACTGCATACGAAACCTTAGATGCGGTTGAATACCAAGGTGCTACATATGCAGCCCTTCAAGATTCAGCCGCTGGTACAGTTCCATCTGCTCAAGCCGCTGTGTGGCAGCTTATGGCTGATAAGGGTACTGATGGTGTAACAGGCCCAATAGGTAATACAGGCCCCCAAGGTACAACTGGTGCTACAGGTGCGGTTGGCCCTCAAGGCCCTCAAGGCGACACGGGCGCTCAAGGCCCTATCGGTAACACAGGCCCCACTGGAGGAACTGGATCAACTGGATCACAAGGAATACAGGGTGATACAGGCGCACAAGGCCCTCAAGGTACGGCTGGTGGAGATGGAGATGATGGAGTCCAAGGAGCCACAGGCCCTACTGGCCCTCAAGGCGATACTGGTACTACTGGATCACAAGGCGTACAAGGATCACAAGGCCCTACTGGCCCTCAAGGTGATACAGGCCCCGCTGGCCCTACTGGCCCCCAAGGTGGAACAGGGCCTCAAGGTGATGTAGGTAATACTGGTGCTACTGGCCCCGCTGGCCCTACAGGTGCTGCGGGTGGTACAGGAGCTACAGGCCCACAAGGTGCTACTGGTTCTACTGGTTCTACAGGAAGCACAGGCTCTCAAGGCCCAGTTGGTGCTACGTTCTCAATGTCGGGAACTACGCTGAACATCACTACATAAGGGGGTTATATATGAGTCAATCAATTAACTTCGGAAATGTTAGCGCGGTAACCTTTAACGGCTCGACTGTGGCAAAGGTTAATCTTAATGGCTCCCAGATATGGCTAGGAGGATACTCTTCATCATTTGCTTCTGGGAGCCGAAACTTTCCCGGTAGTGATAAGTTCGGAGCCAACCAAGAGAAAGGATTTAGTGTATTAAATACAGGATCATTAGCTGGATCTTTAGCTCCTATAGGTAGCAGACCCGCTAATTATAAAGGCTATAGAATCGATGAAGTTCTTTCTCACTACTGGTCTTCCGGGCAATCGTCTGGTACTGAAGTTTGGATAAAAATGGCAGGACATCATAGTAGTAGTTTCTTGGGTAATGTCAGGATTAATGGTCGAGCAATGGGAGGCCCCAATAGCGCTACCCACGAGAATTATTCAGGCTTGACAGGGCACACAATAAGGCCCAGTGGCAGCTTTACTTGGTATAGGTGGTACAACTTTAGTGGATTAAACTCACTCCTTTCCCCTAACCCATCAACACTTCAATTAGGCTAATCCTATGTATATGAATATTGAATATGTCACGGACGCTGACTTTGAAAGCATGTGGGTTCAAAGTATAAAACACATGACTAGCAGTACCTTTTCTCCACATGTAATAACCCAAGACGAAGATGGTAATTATTGGGCAGATGGTCAAGTTCCTTTTAAAGAGTTTATAAAAGAATCTATGCAGATGAATCCTTGTATGGTGTTTAGAGAACATGCAAATGCTGTGGCTTACGTTGCCTTCTCAGGTGAGAAAATAGATGACATCTGGCATTCTATTTACTTTATGGCTGGCCCAAAAGAAGGGTCTACATCAATGGCTTGGATATACACGGAGATTGCTCTTGTAAGCTATGCTCGTCACAAAGAGGTCACACAGCATACTGGACTATATGGAATGAACATGACCACGTCTAGCGAAGAATCTTCGTTAAATGCTTTCGTTATTAAATGGGGAGCAAAGCGTGTAGGAACTAGCCCTACTGGTGGCCCTATGTGGCAAACAAGATGGCGACCAGAGCGTGAGGATATTATTCCTTATGACCTTAGATAGTGTGGTCTAGTCCTGTTGGACTGCCCCTAGTTCACCAAAGCACTTCCTTGCTGCCAGAAGGGAAGGCTTTAATTGTCGAACCTGTGGTGGCAGAGAAGCCCATCGAATATCTAGTAGTACAACCCTCAACCAAACCTTACGAAACCCTAGAATATAGCAGGAGGTATTGGCGATGCTAATAGAAATTGCAGCGGCAAATGCTATCTGGAAGACGCTATCGACTGCTTTGAAGAATGGACAGCAGCTATACCAATTAGGTACTCAACTGAATGACTACCTATCAGCTACACAGAAAGTAAAAGAGAAAGCTGGAGATGCCAGCAGCCGTGGCACAGCATTAGAATGCTTCCAATATGCCGAGCAGCAACGAATTCAGCGTGAACAGCTAGAGCATCACCTAAAAAAATCCAGACTCAATGGGTGGAGTGACTTCGTAAAATTTGAGGCTGAGTGGCACAGGCAACGCAGAGAAGAAGCGCAAGAAAAAGTCAATGAGCGTATCAGAAGAAACGCAAAGTTACAGAAAGACATAGAGCTAGGAATCAACGTAGGCATCTTCATGATTATAGCTATGGGTCTTCTATTTGGAATCGCTGTATACATTAAAGGGTAACATCATGTCTAACATGTCGGACTATGACGCGGGACGCTTCGTTACTCTAGTAGAGAACTTAGGCGCACAGGTCGAGTCGCTAAATAATACAACCGTCATCCTATCCAAACGGGTAAATGACCTAGAAAAACAGCTAGTCAAAGGCAAGGGATTCCTTGCTGGTGCTATGTTGCTATCTATCGGTCTAGGTGGTGTCGGTTCATCAGTCCTATCCAAATGGTTAGGCTCTTAACAAGGAAACATTATGTCTATCAATCCTCTTGCGGGGATTGCTGGAAGTGTGATGGATGGCCTTGATGATTTGTTTACGTCAGACGAAGAGAGGGCTAATGCTCGACTCAAGATGACAGAAGCATTACAGAAACCCCACGTTCTACAGGCAATGGCTAACATCGAAAGTGCTAAACATTCGTCTGTGTTCGTGGCTGGTTGGCGACCTGCAATAGGCTGGGTATGTGCAATTGGTCTTGGTTACCAGTTCCTAATCCTGCCATTTGCTGGACTCATCAACGCATACATCGATTTACCAGCAGAACTTCCTGCTATCGCATCCGCTGAACTAACAACACTCGTAATGAGTTTATTGGGCCTTGGTGGCCTACGGTCATTCGAGAAATCTAAAGGACTTACCAAATGAAGAAGAAGACCAGTGCAGATCTTAAAGGTCTGCTAATTATATCCCTGTGTGACCGGGTGGCTAACGGTGAGGTAGACCCTAGGTCTGGTGAACGTGTCGATGCCCCTGCCAGCACACTGAATGCAGCCGTTAACTTTCTCAAGCAGTTCCCACCAGAGGAAATGGTAACGAAGACAGACAACAACCTGTCCGATACCTTGAAGAAGTACACCAACGTAATGCCTATCAAGGCGTCAAACTAAAAGATGGGGCCTTGCGCCCCGTCATTAAGGTAAGCATATGCTCCAACCCCTTATGATTGATGGAAGGCCCCACTGGGAGGCCAGCTTCCCCGAAGAACTGTGGCCCTCGTTTGAGGAATTCCGTAACTTCCTTGCCATTGCTTGGCATCACCTAGGACTACCTGCCCCTACAGAGGCACAGTATGAGATAGCCCACCGACTACAGTATGGTTATGACACGGCAGAGGCAGAAGAGTTAGATAAACATAAGCTTGTCTCCCTATTTGATAACCCCCGTGAGGATATCGTCCGATGTTTCCGGGGTGCTGGTAAGTCTTACATAACGTCAGCCTTCGCTATATGGCGATTGAAGCGTAACCCTAGGGATGAAAAAATCCTGGTAGTATCAGCCGCTGGTTCAAAGGCAAAGGAATTCGTATCGCAGACTAAAGGCATTATTGCATCGATGCCTATCCTCCAATGGCTTATAGACGGGCCTCGTGAGAAAGGAGCAGCGAGAAGAGATCAGGCTGACCAGTTTGATGTCTCCAGTAGTTCGCTGTCACAAAGCTATTCTGTAGCTGCTAGGGGTATAACCTCACAGATCACGGGAAGTCGTGCGACTTTATTGATCGCAGACGACATAGAAGTAGAGAAGAACTCCCTCACAGAGGAAGCCCGACAGAGAATCGTCAGGGTCGTACAGTCTGACTTCGTGCCTATCACTAAGACAGAGCATGGTAAGGGTGACATCATCTTACTCGGTACACCGCAGACGGAAGAATCTATCTACAACGTACTCGTTAAGTCCATGCAGTTTAGGACATTCACTATACCTGTACGTTATCCCGTACAGGACAAGCTGAAGAACTACATCCTACGAGATGAAGAGACCGGGGAAGATGTAAACATACTGGCTCCCTATCTAAGGCGTAAGCATGACCAAGGTCTACTTGAGTATGGCGGTGTGACAGACACACGGTTTGGTCATGACGAGATGGTGTCCATTGAATCTAAAGGCAGGGCTACCTATGCCCTACAGTACATGCTTGATACTAGTCTGTCAGATGCTGAGCGTTACCCACTGAGACAGTTCGACTTAGTTGTGTTCTCTACCAACCCCGTTAAGGCCCCGTTACAGGTGCAGTGGGGAAGAGACAGTGACAAGAAGAACCAGATCCGTGACATTAGCAACCTAGGGTTCTCTGGTGACCACTTCCTTCGTCCACTATTCACCGACACTGAGTGGGAACCTTATGACGGTACGGTGCTGTTCGTTGACCCCGCTGGTCGTGGTAAGGATGAAACAGCATGGGCTATCGTAGCGACTCTTAACGGCATCATGTATGTCCTCCATGTAGGTGGATTCAAAGGTGACCCCGCAGAGGCCATGCAGCAGATAGCTATAGATGCTAAACGCTTCTCGGTTAACGTGGTAGAGGTAGAACCTAACTACGGACAGGGACTGTGGGTTACATCATTCGGCCCTATCCTTCAAAAGGTATGGCCCGGTGGTTGTACAGTACAGGAATCTGAGTGGGCTAAAGGTCACAAGGAAGGTCGTATCATCGATACCCTTGAGCCTGTCATGACGCAACATCGTCTAGTTATGGATGAGTCGTTAATCAGGTCTGACGTTAAGAACCATGACCATGTGTACTCCCTTATGTACCAGCTAACCCACATCACCCGTGACCGTGGATGCTTAAAGCATGACGATAGGGTAGACGCTTTAGCAGGAGCCGTAGCCTACTGGCAGAAGACGATGGGTCAGTCTGTCGATGAAGCTAGGCAGGGCGTGTTGGATGATCGGTGGGAGCAGGAGATAGAGGACTTTATGGGTATGGCACAAGGCGGCTTTAAGGGCAGGGAACTAGGTGGCAATGTAGTGTCCATCAGAGGCCGCAGGAGAGCCGATGGGACTCGTTCAGAAGTTACCCAACGCGTGACATAGGGTAGGGGAAACGAGGCGTCAGCGAGGCGTGGGGAGGTAAGGTGCTTTCAAAAATACGGGAAGATTCATATAGGCATATATCCCCCCGCGCGAGACGCAGCCACCCCCCGCCACCCCCGGCAAACGCTGAGAGCCGACAGCAAATTTAGTTCAGATCTGAGCGAAAACGAAAGGGCCGGAATTGTGCCCGATTGAGTAGATAAACAGACATTTAACAGACAGTCACCGCGACAATGGGCTAAACGCACCGTATACCGTGGGCTTATGACTGTAAACAGAGTTTATTATAGATTCTTTGTATTTAATTTTACCCTCATTTTAACCGTATAAACCGGACTCTAGCCCATACGGGCTGGACGTATCGGGTATTTTTGGTGGACGCGTTAAGACGCGCACC